TCGTGACGGTATTGCTGCCCGAGACACATTGAAATGTGTGGAAATGGCGCCTACGGTTGACCCAGAAGATGCGCTTAAAGCCGCTGATGCTATTGAGGCTCAAGGAAAACGCATCGATGAACTAGAGGCAGCGTTAAAGCCATTTGCTGATGCCAGTGATCTCCACCTTGGCAGCGATGATATGTCTATAGCGTTTCGTATAATCATTGGCAACCTCCGTCAAGCTAAGAGCGTATTGGATAACAAATGACAGACTTCACTAATTATACTGATGAGCAGGTTTTGGAAGAGGCCCATCGTCAGGCACGTAACCTGTCATACTATAACGCTGCAGAGGGTAACTGGGACAAAGAGCGTCGAGAGCGTGAAGCGTGTTATGTAGAGTATCGTGCAGTGATGAAAGAGATGAACGCTCGTGGACTGGTGTTTGTCAATAAGGGGTATTTACTATGAAGTTTCGATTAAGAGACCGAGTGATAATGACCGAGGCCCAGTCAAGGTATACTGGAGAGATTGGTACTGTTGTTGGTTTTATAAACGATCGTTTAAAAGTTCAATTTGATTGTAATCAGATTGGGCATATAGTTAGATTTCCATCTGAATACTTCGAGCTTTATTTTCGAAAAGAGTCACAAGACCCCGAACCAGTCAAAGACTATGAGAGCATGAACTTTGTTCTTCGAGAAAAGATACAGAGACTTAACACGTATATCGCGAAGTTGGAAGATGATGGGTTCAAGTATCGAAGAGCTCTTGTTGAGATACAAATGAAAGCACAGGATATACTAAGACCAATACCGTTTCAGGAGGAAGAATGATACTAAATCGTAAGACAGAGATTTTTTGGTTATGGCAACCGAGATTGTGGGAGATCGGTAGAACACCAAGGTTTAACTCAGGCAATCCATATATTTCATATCACTTCGGGCCAATATGGATAAGGAGATGGGGATGGAAGAAGACATCGTAACAAGACTTCGAAAAGAAGCTGCCATGGCATTCGAAGATGATTATGGAGTATGGCCTCCAGAGTCTTCTTTGATGAAAGAGGCTGCAGCAGAAATAGAGACTTTGAGAAAGTATAAAAGTATAGTATACTTTATTGTGAATGATTATCACGAGCTATCATATGAGAAGTCTCAGTGGCAGCGTGATGATTGGAAGAGACGTTGTATTAAGTTAATAGAGGAATTAGAGTCAGACGATGATAGTGATTCGGTTCCTGGCCATCCACATATAGAAGGTGATAATGACTAATCATTGCACGATTTATACTCTTTATAAAACATTAATGAAGTCTCAGAATAGGGGTCTCTGCACGGAGTATCATTTACTTGACTCTGCACGCTTTTGGTGGTATAATGGATATGAAACTAACGAGAGGTTCTTTTGATGCAGAAAATCAGTGTCGAACTGAATTATAATCAGGTAGAAGATATTCTGGTTACTGAGTTAAAAAATTCATATCGTAGACACTTAGATGATACAGACGAAGAGTATCTAAATGCCATTGATTGTGTTCTCGATCATTATATGACGGTCTTTCAGAAAGAAGATTGGGTTGAAACTAAGAGGGTGTTGGGACGATGAGCCGTATGTCAGACTTAGACTTGCAGAACAAAGAAGAGATTCCGGACTATAGTTACGAAGATCCATGGAGTTTCTTTGAAGAAGGTCAGCACGCTTATATTGCTGGTTCAAAGAACCCCTATAAGCCATATACGATCGCATATAATGAATGGGAACGTGGTTATATGGATACTGCTAAGAAAGAGTCAAGAGCTTATGACATTTGATGTGGATAAGCATTTTGCTGCCAGTATGTTAATTTTAGTATCTCTGATAGCATTATTAATATTTGCTGTGTTTGAGATCACTAAGACAGAGGAAGAGTATTTGTTAGATCACGAATGCAAGCTGATTCACAAAAACCCCAGTATTACTAATATGGAGTATGATGCTGCAACGAAGATGATGGTGCCTCGTACCTATAGTGGTAAGAAGTTCTATGAGTGTAAAGATGGTGAGTGGAGATGACTAAGAGGCCAATACTTGACAGTACAACGTATAAGTATTATAATAGTGTTTCTGTCGAGCTTATAGATACAATGCAGAAGAGGATTACAGAGCTCGAGGAAAAGGTAAAGAGTTTAGAGACAAGGTTAGAATATCACGAGTTGGTGGATGACGAAGATATTAGTTTTGATCATGTAGAGGATAATGGGTGTTAATCATGGAAAACCTTAAAGTACGTAAGAATATTTCAGTGAACTTTACTGGTGATCAGTGGGAACTATATACAGAGTCGATGAATTGTTCGGCAGCTGTATATACTCTAAATGAGTATCTTGAGCATTTGGTCAACGAAGGTCAATATGATAAGAAGACCGTGTTGAATAAGATGTTTGATAAGATGAAAGATTTTTCTAGTTATGGTGCTTGTGACTCAGAGCCTATTTGGTTCATTCAGAAAGTTGTCGAAGAGATCTACGGATGAAGAAAACGATCGTTATGTGTGATCCCCCTTCTGGTTGGATGTATGGGTTTCCAAAGCCGATCCCTCAAGACGTTTGGGATGATAAGACTACATTAAAGTGGTTAGTGGAAGAGGGTTATCCACAGCACGAGATCGATGCTCTTGGTGATCGCTTTTATTGTCGTTATTGGGAACAGGTGATTGAAGAATGATTAAGACGTTGATTGTTCTTGCTCAGTTTCATTCACTAAGTGGAGAGCCAGTTCATAATATACCAGCGTTTTCTTGGCAGAATCCAGGATGGAGCGAAGGTAGAACTGATTTTAACGTCAGTAGTCATGTTCCGGTAAATGCAGGTTCGACGAGTTTTAATCCTTCATATAGTGGATCTTCTTCTATGGGTAGTGGTGGAGGTTCAGTTCCACCATCAAGATTAAACAATGACTTTGGGAATATTGACTAATGCCTAAAATCGTATTGGTAGAAACCGTGGCCACCTTTCGTCATATGTATGCTGTAGCGGTAAAAGATGACGAACCGATTGAGTATGCCTTGGATGATGTGTCCGCATATGCTACTGGATTTGAGAACGGACTAACCGAGTTTGCCCAGAACCATATTGGCGAGGATATCTTTTCTTATCGTGAAATATCCAAGGAAGAGTATCTAGAAATCTTTGATAAAGAGAATGAATATCTAATAGAACTTTCTGACGAACGAAAGAAGCAGTATATCTATAAAGGTGAAGAATGAAAGCATATATTGGACCATATAAGAAGTGGTGGAGTACATATGAGATCGCATCTCTAATTCCATTTACTAGCGATGAGCAGCAAGAAAAGATTGGTAACTTTCTTTATAAAACTTGGTTAACTAATATTTGTAATTGGATTAATAAACTCAGCGGTGAGCGTAAGATTAAGATTCGTATTGATAAGTACGATACTTGGTCCATGGATAATACGCTTGCAATGATTATTCTTCCAATGTTAAAACAATTAAAGAAAACAAAACAAGGTTCTGCTTTGGTTGATGATGAAGACCTTCCTTTGCATATGAGGCATACTTTTAGTAATGGTCCTGATGATTATGAAACAGATGATAGATGGGTTCATTATAAGTGGGAATGGGTTCTTAACGAAATTATTTGGGCGTTCGAAAATGAACTTGATGATTCCTGGGAAGATCAGTTCGTTCATGGTGAACCGAAATATGAGTTTAATAATAATTTCTGGAAAGATACTGAATATTCACAAATGATTCAAACTAACCCAGACTATTGGGTTGACAGAGAAGCCATAAAAGAGTATGACGCTAGAATTAAAAATGGGTTTAGATTGTTCGGTAAATACTATCGTGGGCTTTGGGATTAATTAACAGTAAGGGAATAAACTATGGCACAAAATTGGCCGACTAGATATAGATGTAGAAAATGCACTAGGTCAACTAGCAATTATCCAGTGTTTTGTTCTAATCCTGAATGTCCAGTTAAACGTGACTGGATGCAGGATAATTTTTTCGGCATTATAGTTTGTGTTGTTATTGCAATTGGTTATGGATATATTATGATTACAGGTGGTAAATGACAGAAGAACAATTTCACCATATCTATAATCGTCTATATGAAAGAAGAATTCTCTTAGAAAAGAAAATTGAACTCTTACCGGAAACTGATTTTGAGTTGGGTTATGATTGGGCTTTGAAAGAAGAACTAAATTATATTATAAATTTGTTAGAAGATATTGATATAATAGGATAGGAGAAAATGAGCCACAAAGCAAGACGTCGCCCTTCATGGAAAAAAAGTAAGTTTCAGAAGTTCAGAAAAGAAATAAATAAGATTGTTCGAGATAAAGATATCGAAGACATTATTCCTTTCCTAAAAGAGGCAATCGTCCAAAATGCCGAACACAGAAGAAGAAAAGAGCAATCTCCAGTTTGATCTAGAAATGGCTGAGATTGTTTGGTTAAAGGTCAAAGGTTATCCAATCCCTGAATGTTACTCTATAGAGGATAAACTTAGTATTCTCAGTAGATATTGGCATAGGGCTATGGAAAAAGAATGAAAATTAGAATCAAACAATATCCATTGGCAGAGTTTGGTGATGTTAAATTGAACATCCCATATGGTTCTCAGATACTCTCAGTTAAGAATTGTAAAGACGTTCCTACTATATTCGCAATAATCGATGAAGACTGCACCGTTTGTGAAAAAACATTTCGTATATTTGCAACGGGTAGTGTTATCGACGAAAAAGAACTGAAACGTCTGAAGTTCGTGGAGACTGTTCAGGATGAATGGGGGATGAAGGAATGGCATATCTTTGAGGTTGGTTGGTAACAAAAAAATTCTTTGATCCTATGTAGAGAGGTAAGAATATTAAATGCAAAAAAAGAGTAACCAAAGTAAAATATTCGAATTCAAGCCAAAGGAAAATATTAGGGTTAAAGAAATACTAGAATTAGTTGGTTTAATACGTATAGGTGTTCCTGGTCATATATATGACGAGGCTTCTGTTGAATTAAGAAATCATTTAGAAGAGGTAGTAGATGGCAAAAAACGTCACCCAACTTCCGTGGATGGTGATAGCGAGTAAATATATCGGCCTTCATGAAGGAACTGATCTTAAAGCTAATCCAACTGTTTTAAAGTTTTTCGCTGAATCAAAACATCCGGAAATTAAGAATGATCATAGGACGCCTTGGTGTGCTGCTTTTGTTGGTGCTGTACTTGCAGAAGCAGGTTTACCAAACACAGGAACTCTCTGGGCTCTTGATTATGCAAAGTATGGAAAGAAACTTAATAAACCAGTCGTAGGAGCAATCGCCACTAAGAAACGTAATGGTGGTGGTCATGTATTCTTTGTTGCTTCTTTTGACAATAAGTATGTTTATGGTTTAGGTGGTAATCAAAACGATCAAGTTTCAATTGCTCGTTTTTCTCGTAATGTTATATTTTCATATAATTGGCCTTCTGGAGTGGATATTCCGGATGTTGTTAAACCATTGGTGGTTGCCAATACATCAACAAATGTAAAGGAGACATAAATGTTTGAGATTTCAGAAGAGACAAAGGCAAATGCCATTGAAGCAATCAAAGAAGTTCTTATCAAAGATGGTGTTAATGATAAACATCTAACAGATGAAGTTCTTGGTGAAGCATTTGATGCTGCTGTTACCGCTGTTAAACAACAGTTTGGTATGTTCTGATGAAAGAGTTGGTGTTTGCTACAATCTTTATGTGTATGGGTTCTACTTGTGAGGAACATCAGGTAAAGGTTGAAGAGCGTGCTTGTTCTTTTGGAACAATTCATGCTAAAGTCCCATTCGCCGGAGATTGGCAGGATGGTAAAATCGGCATTAAATGCCATAAGACATAAATAACACGTCCGCTTATTTAAGGAGACGACGTGTCAAAAAATAAGACAAAATACAAATCCATTTTCATTTCTGATGTTCATCTTGGATTTAAGCATTGTAGCGCCGAAAAGCTACTAAAGTTTCTAAAAGAAACAGAAGCGGAACGATATTACCTAATCGGTGACATTATTGATGGCTGGTGTATGAAGAAAAAAATACACTGGCCACAAGATCATAATAATATCGTTCAATACTTTCTTAAACTTTCAAGAAAAGATCATCAAGTAATTTACGTTACGGGGAACCATGATGAATTTCTCAGAGATTATTCGGGAACTGTTGTGGGAAATATTCAAATTGTTGATGAAGCGATTCACTGGGGAGAAGGGGGAAAAGGATATATAGTCATCCACGGAGACCAGTTTGATATTATAACAATGAATGCCAAATGGGTCACAAAAATTGGATCTTGGGCGTACGATATTATGATTTCATTAAATGCTAATTTACAGTGGTTGTTTAGACATATAGGTTTAAATGGGTTTTCTTTATCCGCTTGGGCCAAACATAATGTTAAAGAAGCAGTAAACTTTATTGGAGACTACGAAAATATAGTTGCTGATTATGCTATTAAAAGGCATGCTGATGGAATCATTTGTGGTCATATCCATCATGCTAACATTAAAAAAATCAACGGTATTACATATATGAATACCGGAGATTGGGTTGAGTCTTGCACTGCCATTGTCGAGCATCTAGACGGCAGATTCGAAATAATAAGGAAATAAGATGAACATAACAATATTTACGGATGCTTGGGATCCGCAGATCAATGGTGTTGTTACAACTCTTAAGACAACTGTTGAACATCTTAAGAAAAGAGGTTATGATGTAGTTGTTGTTCATCCAGGTTTATATAAACTAACTGTCCCGTTGCAACCATCAACGGGTATTTTCATGCCAATTTTACCTATGGGTATTGCTGATGAAGAGGTGAAGAATGCTGATTACATTCACATCGCAACAGAAGGAGCTATAGGTCTTGCTGCCAGGTATTCTTGTAAGAAGTATAAGAAAAGTTACACTACATCCTTTCATACAAAATATCCGGAGTATGTTAAGATTCATACTGGTATATCACCAAGAGTTAGCGGTAAGTATTTTCGTTGGTTCCATAGAAACAGCAGTTCTGTTATGGTTACAACCCCCTCTATGGTTGACTACTGTGCTGAGTTGGGTATCAAAAATTTAAAAGTATGGTCTCGTGGAGTAGACACTACTTTGTATAGACCAGATTATGAAGTAAAAAATAAACCTATTAGAGCCATAAGAGCAGTATACTGCGGTAGAATATCAGCTGAAAAGAACATAGAAGCTTTTCTGTCAATTAAAGATACACTTATTCGTAAGACTCTTATAGGTGATGGGCCACAACTTGAAGAATATAAACTAAAATATCCAAAGGCAAAGTTCTTAGGTAAGATGAATAAGTATCAAATAGCAAATGAACTTCGTAAACATGACGTGTTTGCTTGGCCTTCTCTTACTGATACTTTTGGGTTAGTAGTATTAGAAGGAATGGCCTGTGGTCTTCCAGTTGCAGCATTTGATAACGAAGTTAATCGTTATATTATTGAAGATGGTGTTTCTGGTTTTCTTACAAAAAACAATTTAGAATTAGCTATAGAACAAGCTGCAAATTTAAGTTCAGAAGATGCAGTTCAAAGAGCTAAAAGGTTTTCTTGGGAAGCTGCAACCGATCAATTTTTGGAGAATTTGATTGTTTGAGTTTATACCAATAATATTAATATGCAGTATTAATTTAAGTCCGGACAAATGTAATCAAGAAACAGCCGAAACAAGATTTTCTGCTGAACCTAAAAGAAGTCCTATTGCTTGTATTATGGAAGGTCAATCTAAATTAGCACAAGCAGCATTTGCCCCAAAAAAGGGAGAACCATATTACGTTAAAGTAAAATGTGTTCCTAGGGAGATAAAATGAAATTAGATTTAGATAATCAGTATATTCATGTTCCAGAAGAATATCTAGAGCAAGGTGTAGAAATTATGGAAAGAGAAGGAGATTTTGATAGCTCTTTCCATAAAATGGTTCAAATTTGTAAAGAATATAGAGAAGCAGAATTAACTCCATTGGTTGTTTATGATTTGACAAATGGGAATCTACTTTGTGTTGTTAAAGAGCTCTATGGTAAAAAACTTCATTAAAGTATTTGACTTTCCTATAAGGATATAGTATAAATATACTTAAGAGTGGCGGGAGTGCCACTAAAATGTTGGCAAACTGTTCACTTGATACTTTCCATTAATGGAGAATAAAATATGAGTACAGTAACTAAAGTAGTTTCTGCAGAAACAGAAGCAAAAGTTGTCGATCTACGTGGTATGTGGATCGGATTGGGAGTATTAAACGTTTTCTATCTAATTGTTAGAATTTACGAACAGGTCTTTGGTTGGAGAGCTGGACTAGATTCATTCGCTCCAGAGTTTCAGACATATTGGATGTCTATTCTTTGGACAGAGATTCCACTTGAATTAGTCTCAGGACTAGGACTTGCCGGATATCTTTGGAAGACTAGAGATCGTGATCTCGCCAATGTGTCTCCACGTGAGGAGACTCGACGGTTAGTTACTCTTGTTCAGTGGCTTGTTGTATACGCAGTAGCAATTTACTGGGGTGCATCATTTTTTACTGAGCAGGATGGAACATGGCACATGACTGTTATCCGTGATACTGACTTTACTCCTAGTCATATCATTGAGTTTTACATGAGCTATCCAATTTACTCAATCATCGCAGTTGGCGCATTCTTCTATGCAAGGACTCGAATCCCTTACTTTGCTAAAGGATATAGTCTTGCATTTTTGATCGTTGCTATCGGACCATTTATGATTATCCCTAACGTCGGTCTTAACGAGTGGGGTCATACATTCTGGTTCATGGAAGAGCTTTTCGTAGCACCATTACATTGGGGCTTCGTGTTCTTCGGCTGGATGGCACTTGGTGTATTTGGTGTTGTTCTCCAGATTTTAGGTAGATTGCATGCCCTTCTTGGGAGAGAAGGAAGTGCTCTAATCGCTTAATAAAAAATATTTGAGGGGAGGGCTTGACTTTCCCCTCAAATATATTATAAGTTATTTAAATTTGCATTTGTCGCCGTGGTATCTGGCATAATTCCCTAAATCCATAATTTTTGAACAGTGGGGACATTGTTTCTTTTGTTTGAATCCTAACAAAATGCTTGGAAATCCTTTATCAGATCTTGGTTTGTGTTTCTTGTGAACCTGTTTCTTACCTTTGTTCCAAGCTAGTTTACCTCTCCAGGCATTTCCGCATTTTAGTTTTTCTGTTTCAGACATATTTCTTCCGGAGACTCCATCTCCTCCGTCAGTTCGGTTCATCAAAATACCAGTATTATTGTCTTTTCTTCCATACCAACGAATATATCTGCGCTCTAATGCCAGAGCACCAATTTCTGATAAATTAGACTCTAATATTACTATTTTGGATTGATCTTTCGGAGAGCGGATATTTTTATGTTTGACAAAGGCTCTATTTCCTTTGCCCTTACCAATGTAATAGGGTTCGCCTTTTTTAGAAATATAGGCGTATACGTAATAAATATCCATGCTGGACCTCCTTAACAGGTGTAGAGTCCATGGAGCGGCAACTCGCGATGGACAATTATATTTATAAAAGTATTGACTTTATGAACATTATATATTATATTAATATGATAGACGCCTAAAAGGGTCTATACGATAAAATTTTCGCTTAATAGGAGAAAAAATATGACTCACAATGCATTACTACCTTGGGACACTGCTCATTTTGATAAATTCTTTGTTGGAGCAGATAAAGTTCTAAAGAATCTTCATACCGCTCACGAAGCATACGCTAAGAGCGTTCCCGGATATCCTCCATATAATATCGTTAAGAATGATGAAAATAACTACACCATTGAATTGGCTGTGGCGGGATTAGGTAAACATAATCTTGATATTGAATTAGCAAATAACACCCTTGTTGTGAAAGGTGGATTCACTGTTGATGAGATCGATCCTGCGGATCATCCAATTGAATATATATGGAAGGGTATTGCTGATCGTGTGTTCACTCGTAAGTTTACTTTGGCTGATACGGTTGAGGTGAAAAATGCTGAATATATCAACGGGATGCTTAAAATCTTTCTGGAAAATGTTGTTCCTGAAAATAAGAAGCCCAAGAAGGTATCGATTAAGTAGTCTCCTAAATAAGGAGAGAGGCCCACCTCTCTCCCTTTTTGTTTTAGGAGATCGTAATGTCAGAGAAATGTAAAGAATTATTTCCTCATCAAGACAACAATAGTTTAAATGAGTTTTATGGTAATCCTATGGGTAGAAACGGTCAAGTTTCCCCTAAATGGTATTCTCAGAATATTGTAAGATGGGCACCTCCTTATCCTATTTGGTTTTCTGTTAACTTAAATCAACAGCTAAAAACTTTAAGTATTCATAAAAAGTGTGTATCAGTTTTTGATGCAGCATATAAAGATGTATTGAATCACTTTGGGATAGAAAAGATTAAACAATTAAGATTAAATATTTCTGGCGGTGCTTATATGTATCGCCTTGAACGTGGTGGTTCAAATTTATCAGTACATGCTTGGGGATGTGCCATAGATATGGATCCAGTACATAACCCATTCCCTCACCAATGGAAACCAGGAATGATTGATCCCACATTTTGTCAGATTTTAGAAAGTCATGGTATATGGTGGAGAGGGGAAAACAACGATATCGATCCTATGCATTTTCAGTGCTGCTGGAGAGATTAATTATTAGAAAGGTTATAGTATGAAAATTACTTTGCGAAATTTGTTGGTTTGGGCAGCATTTATTGCTGTTTGTGGAGCTATATTTGTGGCTTCAGAAAATCAACAAGAACATAAAATAAACACAACAGAAATTACTTATTCTGAGTTATTGGATAAAGTAGAACAAGGCGAAGTCCATGACGTTATTATTAATGGAAATGATTTAACAGGTCATTTTAAACAGAACAATAGATCTTTCGAAACTGTTATTCCTAATAATTCTAATATCTATAATAGATTAGAGAATCATAATGTTCAAATTACAGTCGAAGCAGAAAGAGAAAGAAGTTTCTGGTCTAGCCTATTCATTCAGTCATTTCCTATAATATTATTTGTTGTAGTTTGGATTTTTATTGCTAGACGTATGGGTGCTCGCAATGGTGGTGGCGCTATGTCTTTTGGTAAATCAAAGGCAAGACTTCTTAATGAAGAAGAAACTAACGTAACATTTGAAGACGTTGCTGGTGTTGATGAAGCAAAAGAAGATCTTCAGGAAATTGTAGAATTTCTATCAAAACCTGATAAGTTCCATAACCTTGGAGGTAAAATTCCTCGTGGCGTTCTTCTTATTGGTCCTCCCGGAACTGGTAAGACGCTTCTTGCTAAAGCAGTAGCAGGAGAGGCAGGAGTGCCATTCTTTAGCATCTCCGGCTCAGACTTTGTTGAAATGTTTGTTGGCGTTGGTGCTAGTCGAGTTCGAGATATGTTCGAACAAGCAAAGAAGAATGCGCCCTGTATTATTTTCGTTGACGAAATTGATGCTGTTGGCAGAAACCGTGGCACTGGTTATGGTGGTGGTAATGATGAAAGAGAACAAACTCTTAATGCATTACTTGTAGAAATGGATGGCTTTAACGAAAATGAAGGTATCATAGTAATAGCAGCAACAAATCGTGTTGACGTTCTTGATCCTGCTCTACTTCGTCCTGGTCGTTTTGATAGGCAGATTACTGTCAGTAATCCTGACTTTATTGGACGTGAGAAAATCCTTAAAGTTCATTCTCGCAATGTTCCTCTTGGACCTGATGTTGATTTGAAAATTGTTGCTAAAGGAACACCTGGTTTTAGTGGTGCTGATTTGATGAATTTGGTTAATGAATCTGCATTACTAGCTGCTCGTCGTTCTAAGAAAATTGTAACAAAACAAGAGTTTGAAGATGCTCGTGATAAAATTCTTATGGGAGCAGAACGTAGAACTCTTCTTATGACTGAAGAAGAAAAGAAAATGACTGCTTATCATGAAGGTGGACATGCTCTTGTTTCAGTTCATATGCCAGGTTCTGTTCCAATTCATAAAGCCACAATTATTCCTCGTGGTCGTGCTTTGGGTATGGTTCAATCTTTACCAGAACGAGATCAAGTTTCTCAGTCTTATCAAGAGATGATTGCTCATCTAGCTATGGCTATGGGTGGTCGTGTTGCTGAAGAAATTATTTTTGGTTCTGATAAAGTTAGTTCAGGTGCTGCTGGTGATATTGAACAAGCAACAAGACTTGCAAGAGCAATGGTCACTCAGTTTGGTTTTTCTAAAAAACTAGGAAATGTGTCTTACGTAAAGAACAGAGAAAATCCTTTCGAAAGAGATATTTCCGAAGAAATGCAAAGGACTATTGATGCTGAAGTACGTCGTTTTGTTCAAGAAGGTTACGATACTGCTAAAAGGATTATTACACGTAATCGTAGGCAGCTTGACATCTTAGCTAATGCTCTTATCGAATTTGAGACGTTATCTTGAGAAGAAATTAATGACTTATTGATTGGTAAAAGACCATCTAGAGAATATTAAACTTGACAAAACAATAAAAATATAGTATATTAAAATTATGTGTTATTTTGGGAGTTTTAATTGTCAAGATTTTATACGAATATTTTCCAGACAGGTAATAAAATTTATGTCAGAGGTTATGACAAGGGATTAAAGTTTAAAGAGGTAGTGGATTATAAACCATATCTCTTTATACTTAGTCAAAAAGGTAAATATAAAACTATCGATGGCAGATCTGCAGAAAAGATTGAATTCGACGATATCAGAGATGCCAGAGATTTCGTAGAAAAATATAAAGAAGTTAGTAATTTCGAAATATTCGGACTAACTTCTTTTCCTTATCTATACATTTATGATAATTATAAAGGTGATATTGATTACGATCCTAAGATAATGAATGTTGTTACTCTTGATATTGAGTGTGGTGGTGATGATGTTGTTGGCTTTCCTAGTATAGAAAAAGCAGATCAACAGATTACCGCCATTACTATTCATTGTAGAGGAAAGACAGCTTCTTTTGGTCTAAAAGATTTCAAGAGTAATCAAGAAAATGTATTTTATCTTAAGTGTAAAGACGAATATGATTTAATACAAAAATTTTTAAAAGTTTGGGAATCAGACGCTTGGTGTCCAGATATTCTTACTGGATGGAATATTGAGTTTTTCGATATTCCTTATTTGATCAATCGTATTAAGTTTTTGTTTAACGAAAAAGAAGCTAAGAGACTTTCTCCTTGGCGTATGATCACAGAAAAGACTGTAGATTTCAGAGGAAAACAAAATCAAAGTTATGATATTGCTGGTATCTCCGAATTAGATTATTATCAGTTATATCGTAAGTTCACTTTTGGTAATCAAGAATCTTATAAACTAGATTATATTGCCCAAATTGAATTAGGTGAACGTAAGATTGATTATTCTGAATATGGTTCTCTTAACAATTTGTATAAAGAGAATTTTCAAAAGTATCTAGAATATAATATTCATGACGTTATTCTAGTTCAAAGATTGGAAGATAAGTTAAAGTTTATTGAACAAGTTATGGCTTTGGCTTATGATGCTAAAGTAAACTATTCTGATACTATGACAACAGTTAGACCTTGGGATGTTATTATTCATAATTATCTCTTGGAACAAAACATTGTAATACCTCAGAATGAGAAAAACGAATTTGTTGGTTCTTTGGTTGGTGGATATGTTAAGGAACCTAAAATTGGTTTGAGTAAGTGGGTTGTTTCTTTTGATTTGAACAGTCTTTATCCTCATCTTATCATGCAATATAATATCAGTCCAGAAACTTTTATTAACCGTTTCAAAGATTATGTTACTGTTGAGAAATTACTTGAAGGTAATATAAGTCAACCAACATTAGACAGAGCGTATGCGGCTAATGGTTGCACTTTTAAGGTAGACAAACAAGGTTTTCTTCCAGCTTTGATGGAAAGGATGTATAACGATAGAACAAAATATAAAAAGTTAATGATTGAAGCGAAGCAACGTTATGAAAAGACAAAATCTATAGAAGATGAGAAATTAGTTGCTAGATATCATAATATGCAGATGGCAAGAAAAATTCAATTGAACTCAGCTTATGGTGCTGTCGCTAATCAGTACTTTAGATGGTTTAATTTTGACCTTGCAGAAGCAATTACAATGTCCGGTCAATTATCAATTCGTTGGATTGAGAAAAAAATCAACCAATATATGAATAAATTACTAAAAACTGATGCAGATTATGTAATTGCTTCTGATACTGATTCGATTTACGTTGAAATGGATGAGTTAGTTAAGAAATTAGGAACTGACGACGAATTAAAGATAGTAAATGCTCTTGATAAGTTCTGTGAAGAGAAAATTCAACCTTATATTGATGATTGTTATCAAGAATTAGCTGATTATATGAACGCTTATCAACAAAAAATGAAGATGAAGCGTGAAACTATCGCCAATAAGGGTATTTGGCGAGGAAAAAAGATGTATATTTTGAATGCATGGAATGTTGAGGGAGTTCAGTACGAAAAACCGAAGTTAAAATTACAAGGAATTGAAGCTGTTAGGTCATCAACTCCTCATGCTTGTCGTGAGAATATTAAAAAGTCTCTTGAAATCATAATGAATGGTAATAAACAACAGTTGAAGGAATTTATTGATAAATTTAAGAGTGATTTTGAAAAACTTCCTTTTGAAGATGTCGCTTTCCCTCGTGGCGTTAAAGGTATGAGTAAATATCATGATTCTTCAACAATATATAAGAAGTCAACGCCAATTCATGTTAAAGGTGCTTTACTTTTTAATATGATGTTGAAAAAACATAATATCAAAGATATTGCTCCAATACAAGATGGAGATAAGATTAAATTTACTTATCTAAAGATGCCTAATCCTGTTCATGATATTGTTATTGCAACAACAGATGAATTACCAAAGGCTCTTGGATTAGAAGATTATATTGATAGAGAAATGCAATTTAATAAATCCTTTTTGGATCCAATTAAATCAATTACGGATGTTATCGGATGGGAACTAGAAGAAAAGTCAACACTAGAGGAGTTTTTCGGATGAGCGACGATTTTGATTTCGGATTTACTTCCGAAGATGAAATTAAGAGTACAACAGATAAGTTGTCAGGGTTAAGAGATCTTATCATGCCTTTACTTAATAATCTAAAACAGAATCCTGATAAGGATATAATTAAATGGGATGGTAGGAATAGAATTAAACAAATTGATGCTTTTATTAAAAAGATGGATGAATACATTAACAGCTGAGGTATATTATGTCATTGAAAGAAAGATTAATTAAAAATTCAACGATTGATCTTACATCAACGTTGACTGAGTCAAAAGTTTATTCTAAAAAGGATATGATTTCTACATCTGTTCCTATGATCAACGTTGCTTTATCAGGATCAATTGATGGTGGTATTGTTCCTGGATTGACTATGTTAGCTGGTCCAAGTAAACATTTTAAAACAGGGTTTGCTCTTCTTCTTGCTTCTTCTTACATTAAGAAGTATCCAGATGCAGTTGTACTGTTTTATGACTCAGAATTTGGTACTCCACAAACATATTTTGAGAAGTTTAAGATTCCGTTAGATTCTGTTGTTCACACCCCTATTACGGATGTTGAGGAACTTAAATTTGATATTATGAAACAATTAAAAGAAATTGGTAGAGACGACCGTGTTCTTATAGTTGTTGATTCTATTGGTAATCTTGCTTCTAAGAAAGAAGTAGAAGATGCTCTAGATCAAAAGTCTGTGGCAGATATGTCAAGAGCAAAACAACTAAAGTCTTTGTTCCGTATGATCACTCCACATCTTACATTAAAAGATATTCCAATGGTAGTTGTAAATCATACGTATAAAGAAATTGGTATGTTCCCGAAAGATATTGTTGGTGGTGGTACTGGTAGTTATTATGGTTCTGATAATATTTGGATTTTAGGGAGGCAACAGGATAAAGATGGCGGAGAGATTCAGGGCTACCATTTCGTCATTAACGTTGAGAAATCTCGTTATGTTCGTGAAAAATCTAAGATACCGATTACCATTTCTTATGAAGGTGGTATTAATCGTTGGAGTGGTCTTCTTGATATTGCCCTTGAAGGTGGTTACGTCGCAAAGCCAAAAGTTGGCTGGTACGCAGTCGTTGATAGGAAAACTGGCGAAGTCGACGGAAAGAACTTTAGAGCGAATGATATCGTGGACAATAAAGACTTTTGGATGAATATATTTAAAACAACTGATTTTGCTGAATATATCAAGAATAAGTTTTCCCTTGACAATGAAGGCTCTTTAGTTTATAATGATGATGAAGAAGTTGTTAGTTGATAAGGGGACTAAATGAATATTGAACGAGTTATTCTTTCTAATCTTATTTACAACGATGATTTTGGAAGAAAAGCTATACCATTCTTAAAGTCTGAGTATTTCACTGATTATTCTGAAAGAGTAGTCTTTGAAATTGTTGACGAATATGTTAAGAAGTATAACTCGTTTCCCTCGTTAGAGGCATTGGCTATTGACCTAAGTAACAAAGACGGATTGAACGAAGATAGTTTCAAGACGTGTAAAGAAATCGTCGGGTCGCTTACACAGGACCCAAATACTAAACTAGATTGGATTTTGGATCAAACAGAGAAATTCTGTCAGGATAAATCACTTTATCTTGCGATCATGAAGTCAATCAAAATAATGGATGAAAAGAATGCTTCAATCTCAAAAGGTTCGATTCCTCAAATACTTACTGATGCCCTCGCTGTTAGTTTTGATACCCATATTGGTCATGATTTTCTGGTGGATACTGATGAACGATACGAGTTCTACCACCGTAAAGAGAAGAGAGTTCCATTCGATCTTGACTACTTCAACACTATCACCAATGGTGGATTGCCTAACAAGACTCTCAATATCGCACTCGCAGGTACAGGTGTGGGTAAATCGTTATTCATGTGTCATTGCGCAGCAGCCAACCTCTCGAAAGGGATCAATGTATTATACATTACATTAGAGATGGCCGAAGAAAGAATAGCAGAACGTATAGATGCTAATCTTTTAAATGTTACAATGGATGAATTAGAGTTATTACCTAAACAATCTTATGATGCTAAAATTGGTTCTATAAAGAGTAAAACAACAGGTAAACTTATTATCAAAGAATATCCGACTGCTTGTGCTGGATCTGCTAACTTTAGACATTTGTTGAATGAGTTAAAGATCAAGAAGAACTTTCAGCCGGATATTATCTATATTGATTATCTTAATATTTGTATGTCATCGAGGATGAAGTATGGAGCCACAGTCAATTCTTATACCTATATCAAAGCAATCGCAGAAGAGCTTCGAGGACTTGCAGTGGAACACGATGTACCTATCGTCTCTGCGACTCAAACAACTAGAAGCGGATATTCGAACAGCGACGTGGGATTGGAAGATACATCAGAATCCTTTGGACTCCCGGCCACAGCTGATTTTATGTTTGCGCTCATCTCGTCCGAAGAGCTTGAGTCACTCAATCAAATTATGGTTAAACAGCTCAAGAATCGCTATAATGATCCAGGGAGCAATCGTAGGTTCGTTATTGGTATTGATCGGTCAAAGATGCGACTTTACGATGTTGAACAATCTGCTCAAGACGACATTTTAGATGGGCCAGTAATGGATCGTGGTAAGTTTATGGAAGAAGAAACAGAACGTAATAAACCAAAATCTAAATTTAATAAGTCAATGTTTGATGGTTTTAAATGATGCTTTGTTCTTGTAGTAGAATTGACTCGGAAATGATTCTTGCTGCTGCGCAGTCTATCAATAAACCTAATGAAAAGTTAATTCTCAAAAAAATAAACTGGAAACCAGATTGTGCTATTTGTAAAGATCTTCTGGTTAAAGAAATAAAGTTGGTTATAGAAGCAATAAATAACGCTGTTCACCCATTAGGAGGAGAAGATAATGGTTGTTAGAAAATATGGTTGGCGTCCAGATAAACCAGATCATAGAGATCTTGTTTGTAATTTAAGAGCGAAACGAGGAGTTTCCAAGAACGTTGATTTAAGAACAACTGGACATCTTCCGCCAGTTTATGATCAAGGTCAACTTGGTTCTTGTACTGGTAATGCTATTGCAGGGGCCGTAGAATACGGAATGAGAGCGCAAGGTAAGCACGATTTTATCCCTTCGCGATTATTCATTTATTATAATGAAAGACAAATGGAAGGCACAACCAATACAGACGCTGGAGCTGAAGAGCGTGATGGAATTAAGTCTGTGGCAACTGTTGGTGTTTGTTCAGAAAATGTATGGCCATATGATATATCCAAATTCTCTGATAGACCATCAGATGCTGCTTATACTGAAGCCAGAAAAGAAATTATCAAACAATATTCAAGAGTTCCTGTTAAATTACCAAATATGCAGAACGTATTGACTCATGGTATTCCTATTGTATTTGGTATGAGTATTTACGAGTCTTTTGAATCAGATGCAGTTTCTCAGACTGGTATGGTTCCTATGCCTGATCCTAGCGAAAAGAACCTTGGTGGTCATTGCATGTTAATTGTTGGTTCAAATGATACTCATTTCATTGTAAGAAATTCTTGGGGAGAAGAATGGGGCGATAAAGGATATTGTTACATTCCTCATGAATATCTAACTAACGAAAATCTAGCAGACGATTTTTGGGCAATCTTTTTAGCTTGAGGTAAATGATGTATATGAATTATAAAGTGATTGATGTAAGTAAAAATGAGTTTCATGTTTACGAAACTAAAACTGATCAAGTTATAATGAAGTTTAATAATAAAACAGAAGCTAGAGAACATTGCAAGCATTTTAATCTTGGTGGTGGTTTTGATGGATTAACACCAAATTTTTTTTTAAAAACTTGCAAAAAGTGGTAAATTTTATATAAATAAATTTGTATTCATTCAGTATGTTTAAGCGCTCGGTATAGCGCTGGACTAGAAGAGTAGAAAAGGAATGCTGGATTACGGTGGTGGTTCCGCCAGCCATGCTGAATTGATCGAAGGGGAGCTGCGTGCTCCCCTTTTTCATTTTTATAAATATTGTTTTAGGGAACATAAGGATCATTTATGATATCTTTCAAACAATATCTTACGGAAAAAAAAGACCCAGAATCGGACACCTTACATTCTTTTGATATTGATGACACCCTTTTTCATCATGACCCCAAAGGTCTTAGAATACATGTTTTAGACCCCCAAGGAAATAGGGTAAGAACATTAACAAGTTCTGAATATAACACCCACGATCTCCCTCAAAATCATTCATACGATTTCAGAGAATTCAAAAGTTCTGATGCTTTTGGTCAACACGCTCGTCCAATCCGTAAAATGCTTGCCAAATTAAAAGCAATTCATAAGAATAATAAGAACGTTGAGATACTTACTGCAAGATCTGATTTAGACGATCAAAAGAAATTCGCCCATCACATGCAGAAATATGGTATTGATATTGGTGATATACATGTAAGAAGAGCTGGTAATTTACCTATGAAAGCTCATGAAGCCAAAGCTGCTATTATGCATGATCAAATTAAAAAACATAAATATAGTAAAGTTCATTTATATGACGATTCAGAAGCAAATTTAAATGCTTTTCTTAAACTTAAAAAAGAACATCCAGAAGTAGAATTTCATGCTCACCACGTTAAACA